TTCTATATTCAACGGTTCAAAAGTATCTTAATGATCAGGGGTACATGCTGACTCCGAATAATAATCAATATTACGGTGGATTAAACGGAGCGTAGTCATGCCTAGAAAAACTCTTGAGACCCTTGTGAAGGAAACTAAGTGGGTTTATAAACATTATGAAAATTTACAAGTAAAGTGGAAAGATCCTCTTAAACCTTCTTCAAGCCGTCCTCGTTCTAAAACTATAAAGCGCCCGGTGATGCCAAATGGAAAGCCTGCTACTGATAAACAGTGGATAGATATTGCTTCCGAAATACAGAAACGACTTCAGGAAGAAGCAAACGAGGCTGCTTTAAAAAATGAGACTCTGAATGACAATCCTAATATGACGGTATCAGAGCTCGTCCTTTCCTGGTCTGAAAAAAGAGTGGACTCACTTGCAAAAAACCTTCGTCCTAAAACAAGAGCCGGATACCATAAACTTACTCGCGTCATAGCAAAGGATGCTATTTTTAAAACCATGCCAGTAAGAGAATTACAGGCTAATGATGTGTTGGAATATTACGACAGGCTGGGAAAAAGAGATGATAATGAGGCCAAGACAATAAAACATAAACACATTGTACTCAAACAGGTTTTAAATTATGGGGTTATGACAAATGTTGTTAAACAAAATGTCATGGGTACGGGTAAAGAATCTATCGTGCATCCACCCTTAATATCTAAACGCAAACGAAAAGTTCCCATTGAACCTGCCGCTCTCGCTCAATTAAGGAAAGAGGCAAAAAACAACGTAGATAAATATGGAAATTGGTTTGAAGCATACATCTGGACCTTAACTTATACAGGAATGTATCCTTCAGAAACTTTAGGACTGACTTGGGATAATGTTTATCTGGATGTGCTTCATCCATACATTGCTGTAAGGCGTTCTCAGGCTTATATACCAGAACAGGGTGGGGTTATCGATGAAGATGCGGTTAAAAGACCATTAAGAGAACGAGAAATACCACTGGCTCAAGATTATACTCATATGATAAAAGAGTATCGGGATTACCAAAAAGAAAATGCCCGGTATGTGTGGAGTGATAGTCATTTAGATGCAACGAAAGTTTTCTGTGGCACTTTCGGTCAACCCATAAAGAATGATCGGGCCGGTAGGTATTTAAGGAAATTAGCTGTTAAAATGAATCGCCCTGATATCAATGCTTTAAATTTACGTCACGCTTTTGCGTGTTGCCTTGTAAGACAGGGATTACTGGCACCGGATGTAAAACAAATAATGGGACATAAAAACATTACTACGACTCTTGATATATATGCCGACGTTTTACCTGATGTAAGTACACAGGCGGCGGTGTTGATAAACGACTACATGAACGGTAAAACCTACGATATTAGTACAAAAGTTCGCGAGCAAGTTCGCGAGAATACGGATGAGTTCATAGACAAAACGGCTGATTCGTAGCTAAAATAGAGAAAATGCCCAGGTGGCGGAATGGTAGACGCGGCGGACTTAAAATCCGATAGTCATAGCAGAACCATGCTCTTTATTTCTTCGTAGACAGTGTCACTCGTATCGAATTATTCGTAAAAACCGTCTTTGGTATATGATTTAAACACTAATTTGCGTTAAATAATTGAACGAAACGCATATAACCAGAAAAACCTTTTGTATTTTGTTCGCGGAATTGTTCGCGGAATTGCACTCCCCTACACTGTCGCATCTCTTACCCGTTGCATTAAATCTATAGTGGACTGGGGTAATGCGGCTCTTTGGTCGTCAAGGTTAGCGAGGAGCGATTCTACGGTCGTCTTATAACGCTCATGTTTTCCTCTGATCACGTTGCCGTAACCCTTTTTAACTGGTGGTTCAAAGCGCTCAACTTCGGTCGTTAAAAAACGCCACTCCTTTTTTTCCTTAACGCCCGTCTTCAGTAGTCCGAGCCTTATCCAACGGTACACCGAATTACGGCGCACCTGGAATTTTTTCATTACATCTTCAACAGTCAATGTCTTAACTTCAGTAGTCATTTTTCCTTTACCAGTCTATGTCTTTATTCAGTAGTCTTTTAAGTTCTTCCCCGAGATTGTGAGCCTTGTTCACCGAATCGTCCAGAGTCTCAATGGATACTTGCCCCTCGTCGTACTCCTCGGTGCCCTTATCGGCGAGATAATTGTCCGCATGGATCTGTTCTATGGTTTCTTTATTTAAATCGCTCATTTCTTCTCCTTTATTTCAAGTGTGTAGATAGGCTCGTGCTTGGCGTTTTCAATGATGCCGCTAATTGGGTCACCGACCTTCGACAGTTCATTCAGCGCGTTACCGTCATATTTTTCCTTCGATGGTTTCGGTTGCTTGTATTCAATCGTTGGATCGGCTTGGCTTAGAATTTTCATTGCCCTTTCAGCAGTCTCGATATCCGGGAATTCCAGTTTCACCGTCGGGGGCGTATAAACGCCCCTATCCATCAATTCTTTCTCGCTGAAATGTTCCATCAGTTGTCGTAGCTGGTCGGTCCTGTATTGTGTGGTACTTTTTTTTCTGGTGATGTCGTACTCGTCATGCAGAACCTTTGTTGCACCCACCTCACCCATCATTACTATGAGTCGGTCTGACTCCTGAGTGAATGTTGTATTAAATTCGTCACGGCCTTTCTTTATGCCTGTAACTTTCTCTGCCTGTTTTCGTAAATCATCTTGTGTATAACTCATCTATTCACCGTCCTTTTCGTCTAGTTCCGGTCGTGTTTTTATTAACCATGCCATCATGTTTTCGTAAGCTGAGTCTGAAATATCAAGTTTTGTAAGTAAGGTTTCTCTTATCTCTTTCTCCGCGTCCAAAGAAAATAAAATTTCATGCGCTGTTATTAATGCTTCTTCTTCAGTCATCTATTCACCGTCCTTTGTTTTCAAGGTAATTTCTCGGCAATAACTTTTGCCGTGTTTGTGCTGAGTTAGATCATCTATTGGACTAGTTAGTCCCTCGATAGGATCGTCACATTCAAAATGAAATTCATATTGCCCAATCAACATTGCCCCAACTGTCTGTAATAAAGCCTGTTTCATTTCTTCCTGAGTAGGTTCATTACCATGCTCAAATGACGCACTAAAACCAACAAATACACTCCAATTCGTACTCATCTATTCACCGTCCTCTTCGTATTCATCAGGTGCTACTAGCTGACAGAAACCCTCACATTCATGACACCAAACCTCATCCCCTGTTTCTTGACCCATAACATCTATTTCGCCGTACCACCAACCACGATTGCGGTTGTTATAGGATAAGTTGACGTGCCATTCATTAGAGCCACAAGCACTACATAGCATGTCGGTTTTGTAAACGAGTTTATGCGTAGGGTAGTAATCATAGGTCCACCGTAAGACAAATGTGTGTTCTGGGTTTTTTGAATGTTCAACTTCTCGTTGTATGACCGAATAAATCTCTTCTAGTCTCAGTCGGTTTTCCTCGTAGTCCTCACTCGACCTGTTGTTATCGTCCCAGTCATTTATAGCAATGTTTAATGCTTGCAAACTATCTTTATCTATAACCATGTTATTCACCTTCCTTTGATCGGTCGTCTAAGTCGTCAAGCCAATCTTCGGTAGTCGGTCGTCGCACCGCGATAATTCTGCGGTCGTCTTCAGACACTCCGAAAAAATAGCCGTCCGGCAGTTCTTCGGTCATCTTTTCCATATATTCTTCAATCGTCATTTTCACCTCGCTTCAGTCGTCATATTCGGTCGTCATTCGGTCGTTGATTAAATAAAAAATCATCAAAATGCCTGGGCGATTAGCCGCCGTTTTTAACCTCGCTTTGTTTTGGTAATTTCTGTGATTGCAATATCTTTGGATTTGCGCGCGCCGGAACATAACAAACAATTAGCGCAATTAGTGCGGCCGGATTTTTCAGGGCACAAAATTTCATTTTTGCGTATGTCGGTAATGTCGGTGATTACGCGATAAGTTTTAAAACCCATAGCAGCCGCGCTTGCGCGTGCTTTGTCGGTATCTGGATATGTAACGGGATCAATACTTGCCATAAATAGCGGCGCGAGATCCGGCCGGGTTTCCCATTGGTGAGTGTATCCCGTCGCGGCAATAGAATTATTTTTACTCAGTGTGTACCAGATTTTATTAGGAATTGCGGCCGGATCGCCATACGCGCCGTAACGAATAGGCGCGCCGCTATCGTCGATAATGTCGGCCAATTCGGCCGGATTAATAAAAGCTATGTTTCCATTGTTCCAGCTGTGCCAGACCACATTTGGACCGCGTATTTTATCGACATAACAAATGGGCGCATTTTTTCCAAATTCAGCCGCGATAATTGGCCGCAATTGACAATTACCACATACCGAAACATCCAAACCCATGTCGGCGGCTTCCTTCGGCGGCGTATCCGCGCGCAATATATAGATTTGTATCATTGGTCCCGTTTTTGTGTTGATGCTGGGTTTTTTTAAACCTGAAGCTATTCCAATTACTGGCATTCCATCAATCAAACTTTCGCCGGTAAAAAATACCGCACTATTTTTATTTTTAGCCGTTTTATATAGAATGGATTTATCCATTAGATAACCTCGCTTGTTTTTTAGTGGTAGGCGGCGCGTTTTATGTGGTAGTAGGCGCGCCGCCGTTTTATTTAGCGATTGTTACAATCACAATCACAATGGGATCCTGTATCCTCGCGGTTAATGCAAATATGGTCATCTAATACCGCGCCCATTTTGACCATAACGGCGGCTTGGGTTTCGGGTTCAATTCCCATGTCATACGCAATATTCAAACAATCGTTACAAACTTGAATGGTCATTGTTTAAACCTCGCTCAAACTGTGTAAATTTTTGGATTCAAAATTGCCTAAATATCGTGAATACAAATCTAGTGATTGGGAATTTTTTGCAAATGATTCCCTAAATAATTGATAATCATTTTTAAATCGTTTTTTTGCTTCGCTACGGAATCCAAATGAAATAAAATCTTTACGAATTAGCCGCACAAATTCGGCAAATTTGGCGCGTTGTGGGTTTCCGGCGTGGTGTTTGATCGTGTCATTACTACGCGCCCAAAATGACAAATCACATTCATTACATTCTTTGCGGTATAAATAGCCGTCCTCGCACATATGACACATATAATCCGCGGTAAATAAATTTCCGACATATTGACCATGTACACAATAATCATTATTTTTTTGTATTGGCATTGTTTAATTCCTCGCGTCTAATTGGGTTTGATGTTCTGTTATTACATCTAATTGCATAGCGCGCGCGGCCCATAGTTGGCGAACCTTGAAATAATCGCCGCATTCGCCGTTTAAATGTGTTAATTGTTCGGCAATTTCGGCCGCGTCAATTTCGCCAATTGACCGCGTATATTTCATAATCAACCCATGATTAGATGTATATACCAGCCATTCGGACCAATCGACTGATTCATATATAAATTCAATTTGCGCGTCAATATCGTCAGGATTTTCCGCGATTGCCTCGCTCACTATGTCGGAAATGTCGCGGTAATAATCAACGGCGCATTTTATGTTTGTGGTAGTAGACATTTTTTAACCTCGCTTAAATTTGAATAAAAAAATGGCCGCGCCAGTTAAAGCGCGGCCGGATTGATTAATTAATTTCGTAGAAATAGCCGTTTGTGCTTAATGCGTATCCTTCGCTTGTTATGGCTAACCCATTGTTCCCGGTATCGTAATTCTTGATTACATCAAACCCGGCGGCGGCTAAATATTCCGCGGCGTGTGTACCGTCAAGATCGGCATATGATTGATAGCCGTTTATTTTCGCGCTTAAGAATTGGCCGGAATGATTAGCGATTAATGCCGCTTTGTTATTGGCGATTGCTGGCACAACCTCGCAATTATTGAATAGGTACTCAATAAGGCCCTGATACATAGTGTGTTCATGATCCGCGCCTATAATCCGCGCATCATCGCTTATATAGTCACAAGATTCACAGATATTAGAATCATTCAAGTTGGACCGCTTTAAATCCGCGCTAGATTTGCGAGCTGGGCCGCCAATGTCGGATATGAGCGCGAGACATTTTTTATTCTTGCATTCGCGGACATTGTATTTCTTGACCATTTCCGGCCAGCTTAGATTTTCATTATTGGTAGTAGTCATTTCGTAACCTCGCTTTATGAATAGCCGCCCAACCCAAACGGCGGGCCAATTTATTGTATACCATGAAATGGTGTAATTACAATCAAATTGATGTTGAATTTAAACATTATTAATACAATAATTAGGTCATTAAAATGGGAGCTGGTGCGGCATTGTTTAGGCACAAATAATTTTTACTTGTGCCTAGGTTTTAGGAAAAATGCGACATAAAAAAAAACAAGAAAAAAATGGTGTAAAAATGGCTAAAAATGATCATGGTTTAAATGAGAAACAATTGTTGTTTGCGAATACCTACCTTAACAATGGGCGGAATGCAAGCGCGGCATATCGCGCGGCGTACGGCGACAACCTACCAGAAGCGCATGTCAATAGCTCAAGTAGTCGATTGTTGCGACATGTCAAGGTGAGAGAATATTTAGTCAAGGTTAGACAACAAAACGCGGAAATAACGCAACGAAAACAAGATATTGATAGGGATTTTCTGATTCAAGAATATTTAGACATTCTTAAACTATCTAAAGATAATTTACAGCTAAATACAGCTAAAAATACATTAGATTCACTCGCACATTTAGCCGGATTATGGCTGGATAAACGCGAGATCACCAATAATGTCAAGGTTGACATGACACTAGAACAATTAGATACAAATCAATTGATTGATGCGCTACAGCTGGCGAGGCATGACGCGATAGACGCGCCATATAAATTAATTGATGATGAAAAACCTAGCTAATAGCTTGCGCGCATTATGCGCCCATACGCGAGGCGCGCCCACGAGGCGCGGCGGCGGCAAATACGGGACCCAAAGCGGAAACGGCGAGGAGCGAACGGCGACCCGCCCGCGGTCGTAAATTATATAAGCCCCTACTCTTACCCAATTATTTCCCCTTTTTCCTTTTTCCTTTTACCCCATTCCAGGTTCTTATCCCCTTTTATTCCGGATGTTTGTAATATATATGACCCCCCTTTAGGGGGGTCTATTATAAACATTCTTTTCTTTGGTTACTTTCTTTTCTTATGCTGTTTATTGATTTTGTATTTTGTCTGTTTATTTAAACGACATCTTGGTGTATTTTATATAGAGCACGGATTTATGAGATGCACACTCCTTGTCCGTGCTTTTCCATTCAATCTAAGGGGGTCTTAATATGCCTAAAGGTGTTGGATACGGAAAGAAAAAACCCATGAAACGTAAACCTCGCAAAAAATAGTGGTTGCGTTAACTAAGGAGCACAAAAAGGAAGCCGAAAGACGGCTCTTAAAAGAGTTCGCACGGCGCAATTTTGTCTCTCCAGATGGTGAGCAGCCTGATTTCCTTGATCATGTGAAGATCCTTGAAAGGGCGCAGTTACATTCAGGGGTGTCTGGTGGTGCTGCTCCGTTTCAAAAGTGGCCGTATCTTATTGATCTGGCAAGAGCACTTGTAGATAACCGCCTTGTTACTGTTTTAAAGGCAAGGCAGTTGGGATTTTCATGGACTTCGGCAGCTTATGCTGCGTGGTTACTTACTTTTCATCCTGGTACTAACGTATTGATGATTAGTAAAGGACAGACTGAGGCCTTTTCACTCCTTGATAAGGTGCGCTTTATTCTGAAAAATCTCCCTCCGGATTGGCAGTCTGGGCTTTCTCCTGATTCAAGGGGTGAAATAGGCATTCCTGCAAGGGATTCAAAGGTAATTGCCCTTCCTTCAACGGAAGATGCAGGAAGATCGGAGACTGCTTCTGTAGTAATACAGGATGAGGCAGATTTTCACGAGTACCATGCGGCCAATTACGCCGCTGTAAAGCCTACCGTTGATGCAGGTGGGCAGATGATTATGGGCTCGACCTCGAATAAGAGGCAGATGGGTTCACTTTTCAAGGAGCTTTACCGCAATTCTCCCGATAACGGGTGGACAAAGGTGTTTATACCGTGGCACGCACGGCCTATGAGAGATGAAAAATGGTACGAAGGGGTGTCAGCTACTGTTCCTTCGACCGAATTAGA